TCGCGCGTACTTAACCACGCGGGTATTGGCTGATCTTCCCCACTACATCAATGCTGGTGGGTTAACTGGCGTCGACCTTGGCACTATTCATGCTGCCCTCATTCGCGAGGGCTTCATGTGTCTTGAGGATGATTTCTCCTCGTTCGACAGCACCCAAGGTATTGGCGCTGCTGCTTCCGCTGCTGCTTTCCAAGTTATGTTTTCTGGCGAGGTCAGCCCTGAGATGTACGAGTTCATGTTGCAGCAGTATTCAACCCATGGTCGCTCTCGCTACTACAAGTACAAGACCGTTGCCACACGTCGTAGTGGCGATGGTATCACTGGTATTTGGAATGGCATCCTCAACCTCATGAGCCATATTTACTGTCTCCATCGTCTCGGTGTTAACGTCCAGAACGACGTTTACATCATCGTCCTCGGTGACGACTGTCTCATTTATCTCCGCAATTGCGACGTGAAGAACGTCATGGCCCAGCTCCCGATTCTCATGCTCGAACTCGGTTTCAAGAGCGAGCTCGCCATGAATAGTATTCCGTCTTTCTGCAGCGCATATTTCGTCCCCTTCAACGTGAACGGCCAACCGAGTTCCGTGCTCTGTCCTGACATTCGTCGAATGTTCAGCAAGATGGGGTTCGGGCTTGATGCTAGGTCTCCGAAGAAGGCGGACGCCGACCGCGTGGGCGCTATCAATAGCATTCCTGTTTTCAAACTGCTACCTGTTGCCCGCGCTATTGCCGCTGCGTACACAATCGCTGGTGCTTGTACGAATTCTCCTGACTGGAAGATGTCGCACGATTTCGGGTCTTATGTCGTGGAACCAAACTACGCCACTGACCTTGTTTATTGTGAGCTTCTGGATATGGATAAGTTCGAGTGTCGCTCACTCGAACGATGGCTTTTCAAAACTCTGAGTGAGAACCGTGGCACCGTTGTATGTCTCAGCCACCCTCTCCTCTCCCTCATGTCGCGTCGTTGGTTGGGTGAACCTCTCCAGAAAGTGCTTCCGGAGTGGCCTCTTCCACCGCGACATTAATGGTGTGTCGGCGGGGCGTATCAAATATGCTGGAACCACCCGCCCAATAACGCGTAGTAAAATGGGAAGCCTTCCGTTTTCACTTGTCAGCAGCCCACCTCGGTCGTCTGCCACTTGTCTTTTAAGCACGAACTAACCTTCATCACACCATCAAATGCCATCTCGAAAATCCCGTAAAGGGCGCCCCGCTAGGGCTCGTACTAGCAAAAAGGGTAACTCGG